TTGCCCGCGCCCGCGATGTACTGGGAACCCGTAGATGCGCTTCCCGTATAGTCGCCGGCGAGCGTGCTTGCCGCCGACTGGCCCGAGCCGCCCGTATTGCCCGTCAGCTCGTTATAAACGGTCGTCTTGGGGTTGACTACGTTCGCCAAATAATTCTGGTACGACTGGTTGTAATAGGTCGGCTCCAGGGTGCCCGCGATCTCCTGTGTTATCGCCGATGCCATATTGCCCGAGCCGTAGTTGCCCGCAGCCGTGTTCTGGGCCGCTATCGTGTTATTTGCGAATTTCGATGCCGTAGCTATGTTCGGGTCCGTATTCACGTCGTATGAGAACGTCGGTATGTTTGTGAGATATCCCTGCGGCAGGCCGCTCGACGTGATTTCCTGGTTTGCCTGGGTAATCGCGGTGCCCGCGTTTTTTTGCTGCTGGAGCTGCGCGAGCTGCGATTGCGCGTTCGCCAGGACAGCCGCGTATTTGCCGGACTGACCGCCGCGCGTGCTGCCATAATTATTGATGTACGAGTTGAGCTGATCCATCTGGGCCTGATCTGCATCCGTCCAGGTCGATGACGGGGCATTGCCCCCCAAGAGATAGCTCAAAAAGTTGTAATTCGCCTGCCCGCCCGTAGTATAGGGCTGCAAGGCGGAGGCGGCGGATTGCTGGCCGCCTATGATGTTCATCAGGGCCGCGTTCTCGGCGGACGCGGTCTGCTGCGAGGCAGTCGATGCCGCATTCGAGCCGAATATCCCGCTAAGCGCGTTCAGGCCGCCTGATAATGCGCTCGATCCGCCCATGATCATCGCAAGCGTCATCGGGTCTATCGACATTTTCTCACCCTATCCTATGTGCTGCCATGCGGCGCCCGTCCACCTGTAGTAGCCCTCGCCGGACCCTGGGTTCCAGTCCGTGCCGTTCGCATAAGCGAGGAGGCCCCGCGTGTGGGGCGGCTCGATTTTGCCGAATTGCGGGTTCGTCGGGTCGATAAAGGCGATCACCGCGCCTGTCGCCGTAACCTCGGCAAGCCACTGCTGCCATGCTGGGCCGGTCAGGGGCAGAGATGCGGAAGGGGCCTGCTTTATCATTCGACGTAACCCCCGATCAGGACCCGCTTTATGGGGTCCGATATCGCGACCCTGAATATCCTGTCCCGCGAGCAGCCGAGCCTGCGCCAGATCACCCGCGTCCTGTATTGGCCTGCTGCGCCCATTGCCGCCCGATACTCGTCGCTCCACGTGTGGCCGCCGTCGTCCGACCAGGAAAGGGCCGCGGACGGGGCCGGGCAGTCGTCATTGCCGACGCCTGTTTCGGTATCGATCAAAAAGCGCTTGAAAAACGTGTTGAGCAGGTCTTTTTTGTCCGCCATGTGCTGAAAGGTCCTCACTGAGACAAGGGGCTCGCCGTTGTCCGTGTAGATGCCTTCGCCCATCCTGTAGATCGCCCCCGATTGCCAGTCGCCTACGAGGTGCATACCCGAGAAATTAGCGTAGCAGTTGCCCACGTGGCGGCCTATCTGGTAAGGCGCTCCCGTCCAGGTCGAACGCTCGTGCCAGAGGCCCGTTGTCGCGTCATAAACCCACGTCGCGTTCGCTGTGGGGAAGGTGAGCACGTAGAACGTGTGGCCCCCGTCAGAGTAGCAGTAGCCGAAGGCGTCAGCCAGCGTCGGATACCGGCTCATCTGGTAGGTGATCGCGGGAGGGGTGATCACGGTGGGCGAATAGCCCTGCACCTGGACGACGCCTACGAACTCGCCGCCGTCGTTGTTCCTCTGATTCGCCAGGAAAAAGAGGGAATATGCGCCGTGCGCAACAGAATAAGGGGCGGGGGTGCCGTAGTCGATCACCGTGCCGGGCACGCGCAGAAAGGGGAAACCAACGTTGGTCGCTGTCCCTGCGTCGTACCAGACTTCCGATGTGTACTCTTTTACGATCCAGAGCTGCTGAACTATGTTCGCAAGGGCCTTTACGCTGTCAGGTGCGGCGGAAACAGGCGATTGTGCAAGGGCGTTCCATGTCGTGCCGTCATAGAGGTCCGAGCAGACCACAGTCATGCTCGACGTCGCCCCTGCGATGAAATAGCCGTCCATGTAGGTCAGGGCGTCCGCGCCGGCAGAAGGCCACCCGCCGCCTGAAAACGCGGAAGACGCCGTGAATGCGCCGGTCGATACGTTGTAGACGTAGCCCGCAACGCCGTCCACGATCGCGAGCTGGTTGCCGCCTGCGCCAACGGACGTGAGGCCGTTGTCGCACATGAGAACGCGGCCCGACGAGGTCAAAAGCTGGCCGAGGACCGCCGAGATCGCGCCTGCCGCAGTGACGGAGTAGAGCTTGGCGCCCGCGACGACGTAGAGGTTGCCCGCGAATGGGTGGGCGCCCCGGACGGGGGAGACGGCGGCTGTGCTCCAGGCAACCGTGCCGGGCGTGCCGATCAGGGCGGAGACGCTCTTTGCATCGGGCGTCGCCTTCTCGGCATAGAGGTTGACGCACCTGGAGGCGTCCAGGTTGAGAGAGCGCCCTAAATATCCCGGCCCAACGATAGGCATCTGCATCCTTTACACCGCTGACCCCTGCGTGATCGTGTACGGCTTCATTTTGCCCGGCGCCTCGATGGTCGCCGTCACCTGTGTGGCGTTCATGTTCTCGACTACCCTCATGCTCTCGCGCGCCAGATAAAGCATATCCTCGGGGATCGGCCTGCCTTCCTCGTGATACTGCCTCCAGAGGCGAATGGCGAGGTTATATTCGAGGGCCTCGTAGTACGCCGGCTGAAAGGAGACGACGTCGGTCAGCCATGAGAACTCGGGAAGCGGCTTTTGCTCGCCCAGATAGGCCGTGTAGGCGGTCGTATTGTCCGGGTTCAGGTAGAAATTGAGGACGCCCAGGGGGCTTTCCTGCTCTGTGAGGCCGGGGTCGAAATAGAGCGCAATCGGCCGGCCTGTAGACAGGACCTTGTCCGTGATCGAAAACCATTCCGTCTGATCGAGGATATCGAGGCCCGAATCTGTGCCCGAGCCGTCCCGGATGAAGGCGTCCGTGATCTTCGAAGGCTTCGATGTCGCGAAATCGCCCGCGGGCCCTATGGTGTAGGACGCCTTGCCGGCAACGAGCGCGAAGCTCTCCATCACCGCTGCAAGGACCATCAGGCGCCTTACCGACCAGGCGTCGATCATCACGTTCAGCTTGAAAAGGGCGTCAGATGCCTCATCGGCGGAAGGGGCCTCGGATTTGGCTATCGCGCCTACGTCCTGGAGGGCCATTTTTATGAGCTGCTGTACCTGGACGATCATGCGGCGATGAACCTCTCGTAAAGCTCTATCATCTCGACAGGCAGCTTATGGGCGGTACTTGCCCGCTTCAGAGCCGCCGCTATTACGTCGAATGCCTTCTCACCCATGGCGATATCGACAGTGCGGACCTTTTCCGCATTCCAGCGCGTCTTGTCGAGCCCGTCCTCGCGGACAGTCACGATCTCGAACTCCTTATGCTCGGCCTCTGTGAATGAGAGGCTTTCCCGAAGCTCGCGGACGATCCGGACAGTCGTGATATCGCCCGCAGGCGGGAGAACGCTCAAAAGCTGCAATCTTTCTTTTACCGTAAGTTCCATGTTTTCCGTGCCTCCTTGCGAGATAGGGAGGGGCGGCAATTGGCCCCTTCCCTGTCAGCCCGTCTTACGTGTAGATCAGCGCGTAGCCGATGTTGCCTGCCGCATCCCGATAGAGCGGAAGATATTTGGCCGCCGTCGATTTGCCTGTCGTAATGCCCAGGTCGGTTGAGTTCTCGCAGTCAATGAGCGCCGTGATCGCCTGGTTGTTATTGTTCGTGGAGAACGGGAAGACGAGGGCGTCGGAGTCGCCCAATATCGCTTCCATCCTCATGCCGTAGACGAGCTTCGCGCCCGTCACCGTACAGCTTGCGTTTTCGTAAATCCCGTTGTCCTGGGCGCAGACGTATTTTCCGGCCCCATAGGTGCCGCTGTTTAGGTTCGCCCAGAAGCCGCCCACGTAGAAGAACTCGCCTGCCTGCGTCCCCGAGCAGTCCGCCTCAAAGTAGCCTGCGGCGCCGTAGGAATTACTCCCGTTTACTACGCCTACGACGGAGCGTATGCCCGAATAGGCATCGCCTGCCGCAAGCGCATCGACTGCGATGGAATAGCCGTTCGTCTCACTTCTTACCCAGGCAGGGCAAATCCACTCGTCGGTCAGGCTGCCGTTGCCGCCCGTTGTGGAGGTCTTTAAGATATCGTTCATCGTCGCACCTCTAACCCGTTATCCTACAAGCCAGTTCAGGCCGCAGGCACGCCCATCCCGCAAGAACGTCGATGCGGCAGGGGAACTGCTGGTAGTTGATGTCATACGCCCGCACGATCAGCATCGAGACGCCGTCGTAGGTCTCGCGCGCGGCGAAATCGACGCCCTTCGGCTGCTCCAGGTCCGCCGTAGCCAGCGTGAATGCGTCCTGGTGATAGGCGACGTTCATCGGGTAATCCGTGCTTGCCGTGCCGGAGCACAGCGTTATCACCGCGTTCGCCTGCGGCAGGGCCGTTACGGTTCCGTTCGCGATGGCCGCGCCCGCAAGGACGATTGACGGGTAGATCGAAAGCGTGCCCGTGCCGTCCGTCAGGGTCGCATCGGCCATGACGACGAAGCAGGCCGTGTAGCCCGTAGTCGTCTGGTTTTCCGGGTTGACCGCATTGACGCCGGCAATGCTTATGATCTCGCCCGCTTTGATTGTGTCGAGCGCCGTGAAGCCCTTCACTGCGAGCGTGGTGTCGCCGGTCGTGGAGGTCGTCGCAACCTGGAAGTTCGCCGGCGTGCCGTGGCGCGTGCCTGTGGTCAGCACGTTCACGTTTTGGTCCATCGCGAACTCGAAGCCTAGCGCCGTCCCCATCACGCCCTTTCTGTACTGCTCGCCTATGGCCTT